ATTAACGGGGTGCCAGCACCACCCCCAATACGCCAAGCACCGGAACAACCACCGGTAGCAATCATGGCGGCGGCACAATCAATTACCCAAGATTTACAGTCAGTAGTAGGCATTTTTGATCCAAGCCAATTGCCACAAGGCATGATTAGCGGTAAGGCGTTAAACGGTCAGCAAATGCAAACGGATATGACCAATTTCCACTATTACGACAATTTGACACGTTCAATTGCCCATACTGGACGTATCATTCTTGACCTTATCCCTAAGATTTATAGCCAAGAACGTGTAATGCGGATCATTGGGGATGATGGTAAACCCGAATTAACTACGGTAAACCAACGTACAGGCCAAATGGATGAAAACGGTATAGAAAAGATATTGAATGACGTTACCGTGGGTGAATATGACGTGGTTATGGAAACTGGTCCTGGTTACAACACCAAACGCCAAGAAGCAGTTGATTCCATGATGTCATTGTTAGCCGCTGATCCTAATTTAATGCAACAAGCCGGTGATTTAATCTTTAGAAATATGGATTTCCCAGGCGCAGACATCATTGCAGATCGCTTAGCCGCAGTTAACCCAATGGCCCAAATTGATGAAAAATCACCAATACCGCCACAAGTTCAAATGCAATTAGCCGCTAACCAGCAACAAATGCAAGCCATGCAAAAACAAATGGAAGTTATGCAAATGGTTATGAAGTACCGCACCGATGTGGAAGCAGTACGTCAAACTGGTGAAGATCGCCGTGCCGTTATTGCCGCTGAAGTTAAGATGCGTGACCAAAATACCCGTTCATTGACTAGCCAAAACAAGACCGAAATTGAAGCGTTGATGAAGTTAATTCTTGGCCAAATGGATACTTCTAGGTTAGAAGCTGAAATTATGAGTAGAAATCAAGAACAATATGCAATGATGGACCGTGCCACAAATGCCATTGAAGATAACATGGCCGTCATGGCACCTAATCCTGAACAAATCCGTCAAGAACAACAAATGGCGCAACAATCAGAGCAAATGCCGCAAGGTCAACAAATGATGTAGTTGCAAAACACTAGATATAGTATTAAGATTACTTAACAACACTACCTATGGTGTATTCATAGGGTTAATTCTTGGGATCATAACCATGTCAGAAGCACAAGTAGCAGAAGTAGTTGAACAACCTAAACAGGCTGGTTCAATCGTAACAAGTGAAAATTTAGCGGAATTTAATGCTGATAAATTAGGTTTAGCTTCCGAAGAAAGCCCAACTGCGGCTACTGTTGAGGAAACTCCAGTAGAGCCAGCGGCAGAAAAAGGACAGAGTGAACCGAAATTAGCTGACGATGAAGCGACCGGAACAGATGAAAAGAAGCAAAACCCTAAGTTAGAAAAGCGATTTTCTGAACTGACAAAGCAACGTAAAGATGCTGAAGCCAGGGCAGAAGAACTAGAAAGACGTTTGGCGGCAATTGAAGGCAAACAGGCACAACCGGCGCAAGCCCAGCCTGAAAGCAATCAAAAGCCATCCCCTGATAGTTACAAAGATGCTTTTGAATATGCAGAAGCATTAGCGGAATGGTCAGCGGAACAAGCGTTAGCAAAGCGTGAGCAAGAAGTTAAGCAAAAAGAGTTTGAAGTTCAGAAACAAAAGGTCATTCAGACCTGGCAACAGAAACTTGAAGCAACGATTGCTGAACTGCCTGATTACGAAGATATGGTGGCATCAAGTAGTGTTAAGGTAAACGACACGGTACGTGATGCAATTATTGAAAGTAATGTAGGACCTAGAATCCTATATGAACTTGCAAGCGATGACGAAATTGCTGAAAAGCTTTCTACCATGTCAACTGCTAGTGCTTTAAAACTAATTGGGAAACTGGAAGCTAAGTTTGAAAAAACTGAAGAACCAGCAAAAGCGGAAAAGAAAACTGTTGCGGCGAAGTCTAAAGCACCTGAACCTATTCGTCCTTTAAGGTCCACGGGTGGCGTAGCCGAAGTTAGTATGGATGGAAACGATATGTCATACCAACAATGGAAAGCCGCACGACAGGCCGGGAAGATTAGATAAGGTTAAACCTAATTTAATTTAAGGAATTATCATGAGTAATAATTTATTAACCATTAGCAAGATCACCAACGAAGCGTTGATGGTCCTTGAAAACGAACTGACATTTACTGGTCAAGTTGACCGTAACTATGATGACCAGTTTGCCGTTGTTGGCGCAAAAATTGGCCAAACTGTTAACGTTCGCCGTCCTGGCCGTTTTATCGGTGCAATTGGTCCTAACCTAGTAGTTGAAGATTTCAACGAAACTTCAGTACCGGTTACATTGTCAACACAGTTCCAAGTTTCTACCCAGTTCACAACGCAAGATTTAGCATTGTCTTTGGATATGTTCTCTGATCGTATTTTGAAGCCAGCAATCGCTACTGTTGCTAACAAAATGGACCGTGATGGCCTGGTAACTGCAAAAAACAATACCGCCAACATCGTTGGTACCGCTGGTACTGCCCCAACTGGTTTGATTACTTACCTGACTGCGGCCGCTTACCTTGATTCGGAAGGCGCACCACGTGATGGCCGCCGTTCATGCACAATCGAGCCATTTACTTCTTCAACCATTGTTGATAGCTTAAAAGGTTTGTTTGTACCAACATCACAGATTTCTAGCCAATACACCAAGGGCTTGATGGGCCGTGATTCCGGTGGTATGAACTGGTACATGGACCAAAACGTTGTATCACAAACGTTTGGTTCTTATGCTTCCGCAACATTGTCATGCAACGTAACAACTGCAACTGGTTTCTTGACAAGTGGCTGGGCTTATTCAAGCAATATCACCATCGGTGCGGCTTCTGCGGCGGCTACATTGAACCAAGGCGATACATTTACCATTGCTGGCGTATTTGCGGTTAACCCACAAAACCGTCAGTCTTATGGCAAATTGCGTAACTTTGTAGTTCAATCTACAACTGCAATTGGTTCCGGCGGTACTGCAACTGTTACCGTTGTTCCAGCCGTTATTACTGCTGGCCAGTTCCAAAACGTTAGCGTTACATCAAGCGGTTCACAGACTGTTACCCCATTCAACAATACTGGCGTAACTTCACCACAGAACATTTTGATGCATCGCAATGCGTTTACCCTTGCTTGTGCTGACTTAGAATTGCCTGAAGGCGTTCATTTTGCCGGCCGTGCAAGCGATAAGGAACTTGGTTTGTCAATCCGTGTGGTTCGTCAATACACCATTAACCACGACTCCATCCCAACACGTTTGGACGTTCTATATGGCTGGGCACCTTTGTACCCTGAATTGGCTTGCCGTATTGCATCGTAATGAAATAGGGGGGATAAAACCCCCCATTTTTAATCAATAAATTAAAGGAACTATCATGCCAAATCCAGGCCCAGCAACAACCCTATCGAATCACCCATCGAACCTAGCTACTAACCAGGCTATTCGCCTATTAGCTTCTTTCCAGGGTGTTAACGTTAACGCAACCGGCGATACAGTATTACCAGTTATCAATACCGATCGTTATGGTGTTTCTAACGTTGTTTTCACAAACGCTTCAGTTAGCTTAACTACTGCATTAGCTGGTGTATTTACTGCACCTTCTGCTGGTGGCACTGCAATTGTTTCAAATGCCGCTTTATCAGGAATGACAAGTGCTTCTGTTGTAAGTCAGCGTACTGTTGCTTCAACTGCCGCATTTTCCGGTCAAAATCTTTATGTAAACGTTGGTACTGCACAAGGTGCGGCCGCCACTATGGACGTTTTCATTTATGGTTACGACTTAACATTCCTACCTTAACAGGGACTAGGAAATAGTGAGGAAAGCCACCCCCATAAAGGGTGGTTTTTTTCCTTTTTACGCTTATAATTAATCATCCTAATTTAAAGGAAACACCATGCCATCTACTACATTAGCACGTGGAAATGCAATTCAAACTTTCTACATTCAACCATCTATTACCCCAGCCGAAGTTGCCGCAAATATTACTGCCGCACAAACTTTCACCGTTGCTGGCCTATTAACAACCGACCATGTAACCGTATCATGCGCCGCCGCACAAACTGCTGGTATTTTTATCGCAGATGCACGTGTTTCAGCCGCTAATACATTAAGCGTTCAATTTGGTAACTGCACCGCTGGCGCATTGACACCAACCGCTGGCAATTACATTGTTGATGTTATCCGTTTTGAAGGTCCATTACCTATAACTGCGGGCTAATCATGAATCAATTAAACGCTATACGTCCAATTGGGCCTACAACTGGAATTACAGTTTCAGGCACTTCATCTACTGCGGTCACTATTAGTGCTTCAGGCAATAACGAAATGGACTATTGTGCTTTTTTGAATACTGCTTCTACACCGGTAACAATTAACATTTTCCCGGTAGTAGGTGGCGTAGGTACTGCTAGTGCGGCCGTAGTGCCTACTGGTACCCCAACAAACACAGTAGTTTTAGGTATTGCTATGCAAGCACCAATGGTTATTGCCGTTCCACCAACGTTTTCTATTACTACAATTGGAACGTCCGGAACGCTATATGTAACGCCAGTAAGCTATTAGTCTTAAAGGAAAAGTATGACTAGCCCATCTAATTCTGACGTACAGAATTTATTACCAGTTCAAGCCTACTTCAATTTAGATGGGTCATTTAATACTTTTATTGGCCAGGGTGTTGCGTTTTATGCAACTGCCAACCCTAGTCAATCCGGCCTTAGTATTACAAATAGCACAATAAATAGTACGACTATTGGCGCAACCGTACCGTCAACTGGCGTATTTACCAACATAGCAACAACAACTGGCACCGTTGCAACCCAGCCTACTGGCGCAACTGACATTGTTAATTTATTGGCATTGCAATCTTATGCCGCTGGAATTAGCTGGAAACAACCTTGTGCCGTAGGTACTTTAACTAACATTACATTGTCAGGATTACAGACAATTGATGGTTATACAACTTTGGCTGGTGATCGTGTATTAGTTAAAAACCAAACAAATGCCGCTAATAATGGTATTTACTTAGCTTCTGCTACTGCCTGGACACGTTCACTAGATGCTGACCAATGGAATGATTTTATTTCGGCCATTAGCTTTCTTGAATATGGCACCCAGGCTGGTGGCGCATGGTTTTGTACCGCAGTTCCAGGCGGAACATTAGGCGTAACTGCCCTTAACTGGTCACAATTTACAACTTCTGCTACTTATTCTGCTGGTACTGGCTTAACGCTAACCGGTTCAGTATTTAGTATTACGCCAGTAGGAACTGCTTCTACATACGGTTCTGCTACTCAAACGCCAGTATTTACAACCAATGCAAGCGGCCAAGTAAGTTCCGTAACAAACACAACAATTACCCCAGCCGTAGGATCAATTACTGGCCTTGGAACTGGCGTAGCAACTGCGTTGGCAATCAATACCGGTGCCGTTGGTGCTTTTGTAGTCAATGGCGGTCCATTAGGCACCCCATCAAGCGGCACATTAACAAATTGCACATTTCCAACCTTAAATCAAAACACAACCGGTACTGCCGCCAAGGCAACCAATTTAGTAGGCGGTGCGGCTGGTTCATTGCCTTATCAATCTGCCCTTGATACCACTACATTTTTGGCCGCTGGCACGAATGGCCAGGTTCTTACATTGGCTTCAGGCGTTCCATCCTGGGCAACCCCAACTACTGGAACAGTAACTTCAGTAAACGGTTCAGGCACAGTATCAGGCATTAGTTTAAGTGGCACAGTTACTTCTAGCGGAAGTCTTACATTGGGCGGTACGTTGGATTTATCCGCACCCCCAGCAATTGGTAACACAACCGCAAATACAATTCGTGGCACAACCGTAACCGCAACAACTGGTTTTGTAGGTACTAATTTTGATGCCGCTGGTTCAGGCGGTGGATTGTTAAGAAGTGATGTTGGCGGTGCTTGTTTGCAATGGGGTGGTGGCGGCGGTGTCAATGTCACCGTAAATGGCCCAATCAATATGAATGGTGCTAATTCAGCCATTCAAATAAATCCAACCGGCACCGGAACAGTTTCTATTGCCCCAGCCGGCGCATTGACTGTAAATCCCACAACAGCATCAACCATAAACAATGTGGCGATTGGCGGAACAACGCCGTTGGCTGGCACATTTACCGATTTAAGATTTAACGGAACTTTGTCAGCGGCCGGATCAACGGGAACTGCTGGATTTGTAATGACTTCTAATGGTGCTTCTGCCCCAACTTGGCAAGCATTACCAGCAAGCGGAATTACAATTACAGACGATACAACCACTAATGCAACTCGTTATTTAACTTTTACAAGTGCTACAAGTGGATCAATTACTGGTCAAAATGTAAGTTCTACAAAATTAGCTTTTAATCCATCTACTGGAAATTTTGGTATCGGCACCAGTAGTCCTTCTACTGCGCTAGATGTGCAAAGAACTTCTGCAAATTGCATTGTAAATATTCAAACTAATACTAGCGGAAATTCAGTTATACAACTTGTTACTGCTGGCAATGCTTCAAGTTCCATTACACAAGACCGTTCTGCAAATAATATGATTATTTTGAATGGTTCTTCAGGTTCTATGGTTTTTAATAACAATGCCGCAGAACGATTCCGTATTGGTTCTGCTGGTGAATTAGGCATTGCTGGTGCTAATTATGGTTCAAGCGGTCAAGTATTAACTTCAGGCGGTTCAGGTGCGGCCCCTTCTTGGGCAACTCCTACTGGTTTAACAAAACAACAGGCAGTAGGCCTTAACATGGTATTCGGGAGATAAATATGGCGGCACCAAACCTTGCAAATCCAACTACAATTATTGGTAAAACCACTACTGTAGCTTTAACTAGCACAAGCGCAACAACGATTCTTAGCAATGCGGCATCGTCTAACAAAGTGTTTAAAGTTAATTCGTTATATGTATCAAATGTGGACGGTACAAATGCGGCAAATATAACTATTCAATATTATTCTGCCGCAAGTTTAGGCGGTACGGCGTTTCCAATTGTATTTACAGTAACCGTGCCGGCAGATTCAACATTAGTTGTGATTAGCAAAGATACGCAAATTTATTTAGAAGAAAATACTTCTATTGGGGCTACAGCAAGCGTAGCAAACGATTTAACCGTAACTGCTTCTTATGAGGATATTTCATAATGCCACGATGGAATGGTGGAATTATTGGCGTTAACAACACCCCAACAAGCACAGTTGCTTCAGGGGTGTGGGGCCTTGATGAACAAGAAAAATACAATGAATTAGGTTTATGGCCATCAACTTCATATTCAGTCACTTACCTAGTCGTAGCTGGCGGCGGCGGTGGTGGTGGCGGTTCCGGTGGTGGCGGTGGTGGCGGTGGTTATCAAACTAGCACCTTATTATTAGATATTGGTACAGCATACACAGTAACAGTTGGTGGTGGCGGTACAGGCGGTGCCGCTACAACTGGCGGTTTATTGGGACCATCCGGCACAAATGGAGTTAATTCTGTTTTTGGGTCAATTACATCTTTAGGCGGTGGCGGTGGCGGCGGTGTAAGCCCTACAGCCGGGGCCAGCGGTGGTTCAGGCGGTGGTGGTACTGGATGGGGTGCGGCATTAGGCGGTGCCGGAACTTCAGGACAAGGAAATAATGGTGGACAAGGATTTGATAACGGCACGGCTCGTTTAGGCGGTG